CTAGTAGGCCAAGACGCTAACGGTAATGACGTATTGAGTGCTCCAAGGTCGAACAAGTGGCAAGAACCTAGATTCGACACAGGGCTCAACAAATGGTACTTAATTAGTGCTACGGAGTTTAATTACTCTCAGCCAAGACAAGATGCTATTTTGGCGATCGTTCAAGGTTTTCCAAGTGTTGAAATTGTGGCTGACTTTGAACCATCTGTAGAAGAAGAGTGAAACGCACTGTAGTAGCCCTAATACTGCTCTTAACCTCCTGTTCACCTCTTGGTAAGCAAGAGGCCACTAAGGCGCTTTCTAGGGTCACTACAGAGCTTACAGCGATACGTGAGGTGGCTAAGGTCATCGAACATAAAGCACCCGAGTTAAAACCTGAGGTTAAACTGATTGAAACCAGTGTGTCAAACATTGAGAAGGAACTGCCTGTAATACATAAGGTGGTGGCTAAGCTAGATGCTAAGGCTAAAGAACCTTCTAAGTTTCAACAGTTCCTACCTTGGGTACTCATGGGTGGTGGCATCTTGATGCTTTGGTTTGCTATCAAGACACCCGATCCTTATGATGACATAACAGGTGCTATCATGTGTGGCTCAAGCTTTGTCGTGGCTAAGTATTTTGACACCATATCACTATGGGCAGGAGTGTTACTTTTACTATATTTAATTTTAATCGGAGCGAAGTATTTTGCACTAAAGGGAAATAAGGAAACATGAGAGATTTAAAGAAGTGGGTTATAGGTGTAGGTACAACCTTAGCTATAACATTAGTAGGAGCTGTGTTAGACATGAGGTCATCAGTTAGCTCCATGAGTGCCACAGTAGAGTTGACAAATAAGCATTTTGAGAAAGCTCTAACAGGTACTCAACAAATAGATAGAGATCAGAACAAACTAATCAAAGAGATTGACAATCGTGTGGTTAAACTCGAAGGTAAGGACACCATACATGATAAGTATGATGCTAAACTTGATCAGTTGATTCCTACAGTTAACAAGATCTATATCATAATGAAAAAAGATGCTGAGGGTAAAACATGGCAATAAATTCAGATAGCATAACAGAAGTGTCAGCCATTGGTACAATGAGTTCATACTTGGGTATACCTGCACCACTGGATATTGATGATGTGCCTACAGATCCCGACTGGTTCATGGCTAGTAAGATCCTAGCTAGTACCACTAAAGAGATGTTAAACAAAGGTCTAGAGGAGAACTCAGATGTTGACTATACGTTAACACAAGAGATTGATGGTACAGTTCTAGTACCTGATGGTGCTCTACGTTGGGTTGTAAAGTATGATTATTATGAGAAGTATGTAGAGCGTGATGGTAAAGTATACGATAAACTAGCAAAGACTGATGTACTCAATACTGACCTAGTGGTTGACATTGTGTGGAACTTCACGTTCGACTCACTGCCTGAGATCATCAAGAACTATCTAGTAGTCAAGTCAGCATATAGACTAGTATCAAGGCTCAAAGGTTCAGACTCAGTGTTAAACACTATCCAACAAGATTTGGATGATGCTAACTATGAGTTCTTAAGATACCAAGGTCGCACCAGTCACATGACTCTATTAGACAACTACGATACAAACCAAATTGCTAGTAGGTACATAGATTATAACCACAGTTATAGGTAGTTAATATGAAATTTATAAGATCTGATAATTCATTGTATAATGGTATCAGTCAACAGGCTGTTGAACTAAGGCTACCTAATCAGGTATCGGATGCTGTTAATGCTAAATTATCAGTGTCTTATGGTCTTGAGAAGCGACCACCTGCTGAACTAATAGTTAGAAAGAATGATGTAACATATAGCTTAGACACCTTGGTGCATACGATTGACCGAGATGAATCAGAGCAGTATGTGATGGTATGGGCTGACGAGGTGGATTCCACTGGTGAAAGCACTGTGTTTGACTTAGATGGTAATGAGTTACCAATAATCTACGAGAGCACAGCAGTTGAGGACTATGTAAATATGATTAGTCCAACCAGTGGTTTATACCAACCTAGTCTACACCTAAAGCTCACAACAGTATTAGATAATACTATATTAGTAAATAAAAATGTGTTAACCAGTATGGATGAGGGTAACTTAGCACCTGCATTACCTAATGATGTTTATGTTTGGGTACAGAATGGTGCAACACAGGTTGAACGGGTGTTGACTATAGATGACACACTAACACTGACATCACCTAAAGGTACACTTAATGACACTGAGGAGATCGTTGATAACTTTATCACAGCCTTCGCAGGTGAGTTAGATTACATTGCTACTAAGATTAGTAAGTCAGTCTTGTTGATCCAAAGAGTTGACCTAGCGTTACCTAAGGTTGAAGCCACAGATACATATGGTGACACCACTATGGAAGTATCTAATAGTACTGGCACTGAGTTTGAATCCCTACCACCTAAGGCTCTCGACAACGCAGTGATGCGTATTGAATCATCTAGTGCTACTGAAGTGGTTCATTACCTTAAGTTCGACGAAGGGTCAAGCTCATGGTTTGAAACCACTGGTGCAGGCGAATCGTTTGAACTAGATGCTGACACAATGCCTAAGACTGTGGTACGTAGAGTTGATGATGGAGTAGGTACAGCGACAGGTACACCTAACCAAGTGTACTTTAGTGTTGAGAACATCGTGTGGGCTCCTAAGGTATCAGGTGATGCTGAAGAAGCTCCTAACCCTTCGTTTACAGGAGGTTACATAAGTGATGTGTTCTTCTACAAGAATAGACTAGGGTTCCTTAGTGGTGAGAATGTTATATTAAGTGCGATTGACGACTTGTTTAACTTCTTTCCTACCACGATTAAAGAGGTCTTGGATAATGACCCAGTTGATATATCAGTAAGTTCTAACACAGCACTCACATTGATTCAAGTGGCTACATTCCCTGATGCACTTATCATATTTGGTACAACTAAGCAGTTTAGTCTGAACTCAGGTGGTAAACCATTTACAGTACAGAATATCACAATAGACCCTACCACATCGTACAATGCTAACCCTGAGGCTGACCCTGTAACAATAGGTTCCTCACTGTTCTTCAATGCACCAGTAGGTCGTTACTCATCAGTTAGAGAGTATGCTATCACACCTGATACACTAGTGGCTGATGCTACTGATGTCACAGGACATGTGCCTAGATTCCTACCTGCTAATGTCAAACAGATTATAGCAGAACCAAACCTTGAGTACTTATTCTTGATTGATAAGAATGATGCACAGGACATGTGTAATAACCCTATATGGGTATACAAGTTCTTTTGGCAAGGTAATGAGAAGGTTCAATCAGCTTGGACTAAATGGGAGTTTTGGTGTAACCCTATTGGTGGTGGAACATTTAGTGGTGACTTAGTATTCCTAGCACAGGATGGTGATGACATTGTTCTGAGCAGGTTAAACCTAGAGGATCAACCAGTTGAGATCTTTAGACCTAGTACTACTATACCATTCAAGGTCACATTACCTCTTATTGATAATGCAGAGCTAACAGCTGAGTCTGAGATTACATATACAGACACAGGCGCTAATGTTAAGGTAAGTGAGGATACATGGAACCAGTATGGTAAGACATGTCCTTTAGGTGTCCTAGTGGATAGATGGACAGGTGAGGAGTATGAGTTTAACGAGAAGTTTACATCAGGCTCAGACTTCTATCTAAACTTCTTAGGTGTAACCACAGGTGATAACACAACATTCGACTATGACCCTAGAGTTCTAGGTACATACACAATCGGTAATAATGAAATAGATGAAGGAGCTTAACAAATGGGCTTAATCGTAACGAATAACAATCAGGTCACATTAGGTTTAGCTATCTTAAGTACAGATACTACAATGACTGTATCTAGTGTCATAGGTATGCCTGACGTGTCGGGGGCAGGTGATTATACAACCCTATCCTTAGTTAATGTAAGCACTGGGTCAATAGAGTATGTGAAAGCTACTGACCTAGATACATTGAATAGAATTTATACAATAGAACGAGCACAGGAAGGTACTCTTGCGTTGGACTTCCCGTTGGCCTCTGAGGTTAGGAACTTCTTCACAGCAGGTATGTTCCAAGATTTAGCCTCAAGTGCTTCAAGCGCAATGCAGACAGCTAGTCATACTATTGATGGTACGTTATCAGTAGCTAACCCTGCGGGAACCAATAGTGACATCTTGATCCTAGCCAAGTATGGCAATCAGTTAATCGAAGGTACTGATTACACTATTAGTGGTGGAGGTGAAACCATTAGCTTCATAGGTACTCAAGCTATCGAGACTGAGGTTGTAACCTTTGTCTACAGTACACCTGCTGTTGGCTCATTGATTGAGCAAGTGGCTACAGCTAATCTGAATACAGATCTCATACTTAGAGGTGATGGTTTAGGTGGAGTGGAGTGGGTCGAGGATGATGGAGGACTGAATACACAGATTATAGTACGTCAAGCTTCGGATTTTGGAATCATTGATTCTACTAAGGTATATAGATTAGATGGTGTCATTGATATGGGTGCTACGTCTATTGTCGTACCTCCTACAGGTATTACTATCATAGGTGATTCCTTTGATGTAAGTGGTCTGACATCTAGTGAGGATGGTTATACCATGTTTGTCTCGGAATCTATAGCAATAGGTTCAGGTAACATACTAGGTACTGATTATCATATATCTGTAACAGGGGCAGGCTCTAAAGTCTATGAACTGTACGATGCCACAGGTTTTAATGCCTTTGAGTTCACACGAGTGAATTATAACGACTGTACAAATCTAGGGGACATTTATAATTACAGACAGGGTTTAGAATTAGGTACAGGTAGGTTTGGAGGTTCACCTTCGTTAACACTACATGGTATATGGTTAGGTGGCTATAGGATAACAACATCTATAGTACGCGGTCTCGCAGGAACAATGACTGAGCCTCTATTTAAGGAAGGTCTCCTGTTTGAGATGAGGAGTAGATTCTTAACGGATATTAATGTTGATTTACCTACACTAGCACCATTGTTAGATTTTGTACCAACTAATTTCCCTAACCCATCCACACTACAACTGAGGGGATGTATTATAACAAGGGACGGAG